GGTTGAGTGTTTTGCCATCGAACCTCCGCTCGCACATGGTCAATGTAGACAATCGTTCGGTCCCGCAATTCGGGCACAGGAACCAGCAAGGTGATGACGAAAAGAGGCACCGGTCCCGAGACGTCCAATGTGAGAGTCAGAACGTCTTTGGAGGACCCGTCTGGAGAGTGTTCAATAAGAGCGAGCGTTCGTGGACGAGAAACCAATCGCGACGTATCAACCGATCTCGACGTCCCAACCATATTTCGTTCTTCAATGCCAATAGCGGGCGTCGTGAGCTTCTTCGGATAGGGGGCGCTGCGAGGTCCCTCAAACACCAAAGGAGTCAGTACTGAATCCCTGAAATCGAAGCGGGAGCGAAACGTGCTGTCCGCGATTCTGAAGTATCGGGTCAGACCCCCGATGGTGAGAGGAATCTCAATCTTCGTTGCCTTGGGGTATTCCCTGATCGACTTCATTGTATCTATTTAGGAGGAAAGTGTGAATACCACCAAACCATGGGGTGTCGCACAAGCAAGCCATCCGTTCCACCGCCCGAGGACCCACTGGAGCCTCTCGGACGTCGAGAGGGGAGCAAGATACAGTGGTTCTATCGCATAAGAGAGCGTCAATTTTATTCACAGCATGAGAATCAACCCTTTCCTCTTCCAACCGATATAGAGATCGTGGATCCCTACGAACGCACCTACGCATTGAGTTCACTATGCGAACTCCTGAAACGAGTGGGACTGTGGGAGACGTGGACGCGCCCTCATCGTGAACCCGAGGTGCTTGTGCCTCTTGGATGTCGCAAGGGAAGTCCCATCCACTGGTTCGTTCACAGAGAGGAGAACATGTTTTACACTCAGTATGCGGGACAACCCCGCCCCGTTCCGACCTGGTTGGACATCGTAGAGCCCAACGAACGCACCTATGCACTCATGGCACTGGCATTTGCCGAGGGGGGATACAAGATGCAGCTTATCGCTCGCAACCCGAACTGGGTTCCCCCACCTCCTCCCATTCCGCTTCTCACGCGCGACGATACTAGTGAAGAGTAAACAGATAGGACACCTTCGTCAGGTCTCCCAGGATGGTGTCGCGGAGGTTCAGCAGGTCGGTGTCATCCTTGCCAATCTTGCGAGGCAGGACGGTCTGGAGATAGGTGGTCTCCCGAGCCACAAACGACTTGGCCGCCGACTCGCTGAAGTTGTGCAGCTTGATGGACCCCGACACACTCGGGCGACCGTAGCGTCCCATGTAGGACTCTACGAACGCATCAATGTTCGTGTCCAAGGCAGCCGTCAGATCGTCAGTCGCCTTGTGACGCGCAAACGAACCGGTCTGCCAGTGATAGAGCTTGATCTGGTTGCGGATGGTCAGCAGGTGGGTCACAAGGTCTCCTCCCGACGACTTGTTGCGACGCGTACCACCGTACTTCAGGGTAGGAACCTTGGCACGATGCGTGGCAGCAGCGGCGACGCCCTTCTTCCGAAGGTTGGCTTTGACTGCGTTGTCTGCCGCTTTCCACATCTGGAGTCCCGTGTTGTGAAACCCTCGCCTGCCTTCTTCAATGGCTTGGTCGTAGAGAGCGGTCGCAATGGGTGGCTCTTGAAGGGGCGGGTTTTTGCGCGCGGGCGGATGGGCAGGAGGCTTTCCCGACATTGTCTCTTGGCAAGAAACAATGGGGAAGGCAGCCTTTACGGTTGGACGATTTCAGCCACCGACAATCGGACACAAGGCACTCTTGGAAGCTGTGAAGAAGGCAGCAGGTCCCGACGGACAGGCGTTCGTCTTCGTCTCGTCCACAATGACACCCAAGGCAAAGAACCCTCTGACGTCGGCTCAGAAGATGCCAATTCTTCAGACCTTGGTTCCCACGGGCATTACGTTCGTGGACACGCAGGAGTGCAAGGACAAGGGAGAGCCCTGTGGCGGTGCCCTCCATGCCTTCTACTGGCTCATTGACAAGAAGGGCTACTCCAAGGAGGATCTGACCCTCGTGGTAGGAGATGACCGCAAGCCCGAGTTCGGGCCCACTGCGGACATCTGGAAGCGAAAGGAGGAGAAGGATGTGTACGCTCCGGGAGACTTTGTCTTTCTGAAGAGCGACAAGCGGAACCCTGACCTGGAAATCAAGGACGCCGCCAACATGAGCGGGACGAAAGCCCGCGAGTATGTGAAGAAGGACCGCAAGGACGACTTCTACCGCGCCATCGGCTACGACACGGTTGCCGACACCACAGCCGCGGACACCGTCTACCAAATCATCAAGTCCAGTCAGGCATCCAAGGGAAAGACAGGAGGTGCTCGGGACCTCCACGAGGTTGCCTACGGAGCGGATGCCGAGTTCACCTATCCAGTCCGCAAGACTAGGCGGAGCAAGGCATCAGGCAAAGCTTTATCTCGCCGAGGTTCGCGATCACGTACCGGATCATGAGGAACCAGCCGTTCTTCATGTGAACCTCCAGGTTGTTGCTGAGGTTGGAGCACTTGGTAAACAGCACGAGATGGGGCAGACTGAACGTGCCAGAGACAATCTCATCCGTCTCCTTCTTGCTGATCGACAACTCCGATGCTGTGTCGCCCATCGTCACCGTCTGTGAGGCAAACGGACCCTTGCAGGAGAACGTGAGGATATTGCCCACGTTCTTGATATCGACCGTCTTGGCGGACAGAAGGGTCATGTCGCGACAGATCTTCTGGAAGTCCAGAGACGGCATCGTGATGCGCGTGGCGAACTCCGTCTCGGACATCTGGATGTCGGACTCGTCGCGGTCCAGGAGGTTGATCTTGTAGCGAACGCGGCGCTTCTTCTCCCCGTTCTCCAGCGTGATCGTCAGGTGGTTGGACTCCGAACGCGAGACGCTGAACGTAATGGTGTCCTCGTTGGTGACCGTCTTCACAACACGGTAGAAATGGTCGGTGTTCAGACCGACGTCAAGCTTGGGCGCCGAGTGGTTGTACTCGTAGTGCTCAAACTTGTTGGCGTGAAGGCGCATGTGGGTGAGCACAGTGCGCGTGTTGTCCATCGCAATCATGCGGATGCCGTCTGCGTCAAAGACCAGCGACATCTCCACGAGCATAGACTTGAGACCCTCGGCGAGGGTGCGAATGGGAGCGGTCTGAACTGTCTTAGCGACGACGAGATCCTCGGACATTTGTCTTGTTGCCTCGGCGAGACGTAAGTCTCTTTTTCCGCGACCCCCCCTTAGCCCTGCGAACGGTGCCGGCTCGGGAGGACGGTACGGCAGAGGTGAAGTTCTGGGCAAGAGCGCCCAGTCCGGGAGTGCCGATGGCCCCGAGAGCTCCCCGGGCTCCAGGAATTGCGCTTCCGATGCGTCCTCGAGACAGCGACTCGCGGAGTTGCGCCGGAGACAATGCCCGACCGGTAGCCCTCGCCTCGTTCACCATCCGAAGGGCATCCTGGGCTCCCGACAGACGCTCCTGGGCGAGGCTCGGGAGTTCTGCTGCGGCCTGGCTCTCGAGTTCAGCGGCCGAGGACACTGGAATTCCCGCCAACTCCATGCTTCGACGCTCGGCTTCCACGGGATCAAGTCCAGTTCCGCCGGGGACGGGCGTCTGAGAGGCGGGCGCTGGGACGGGCGTCTGAGAGGCGGGCGCTGGGACGGGCGTCTGAGAGGCGGGCGCTGGGACGGGCGTCTGAGAGGCGGGCGCTGGGACGGGCGTCCGCGGGCGCATGGGGTTCTCAATCTGAAAGGTCTCGCCGGGAGGAACTTCCAGAGGCACCGCTGCGGTGGGGAGTGTCTCGGTTGACTGAACGATAGGGGCTGGGGCTGGGGATGATGCAGACACTGGAACCGCGCACGCCTCCGGGGTCTCAAGACGCGGGGTCTGGCGGAGCTTGCGAAGCCTCTCGCGAAGAGCAGTCGTTTCCGCCACAAGACCTGGGACCTTGCGCACTCCTGCACGAATTGTATCGAGGAGAGGCTCCAGGCGCTTCTTGAGCTGAATGAGAGTCTCTCCGCCTCCTGCCTGAACGGTCAGCGGAGTCGTCCTCGGAGGAGCACCCTCACGGAACTCGGCATCGGAGACAAACGCAATTCCCGCAGTCTCCCTCTGGTAACTCGCAAAGACCCGCTTCAGGGTGTTCACAGCCGACACCAGTTGGGCCACGAGAGTTTGACGGACGTCAATCGCCGAAGTGATCTCGTCCTGGAGGGCACATCCGCCTGCAAAGTTTCCAGGGGTCGGGCTGTCTGCGACTTCCATGGACAAGGCTCGGGTTGGCTCGTTCAGTTGGGCGGCGGCTCTCTCTCCCGACACGAGTGCCTGACGACTTTCAACGAGAAGACGGGGATGAATGGTGGAGACAGGAGGCGGTCCCGGAGATGGGGGTGTGACGATAGAGGCG